CGCAACTTGGTTTCAGGTAAATTACTACAGGATTTGCTACATAGTAGTGAGGTCATTCTCAGAATTTACCCACTCCCAGATTAATAAAAAAATTAAATCCTTTATTAATAATAAAGGATGGTTGAATTATCAGATAATTTAGTGATAATGTTAGTAGTGGGTGGATTTTCTAGTGTAGTGATTGTTAGAATTTTATCCTTTGTAATAAAATCAAGATGTACTAAGATTAAATGTCTATGCGGGGAGTGCGAACGGGATGTCATTACTAGTACTGACATTGATAAAGATGTTATTCGTGATATTGAAATTCCAGAGAGTTTAGTAAAATTAAAAAAGTAAAAAAAAGAAATCCGTATTTTTTTATAAATTAAATTAAAAACTTTATAAAAAAATATATTTATATAATATAAAAATGGATCTCGTCGATGCCCCAGATGGTATGCCCCTTGTGTCGCAACAGATTGTTGTGAAACCCGAAAATCAAGCAGATATTACCAAGTCAAATGGTAGTAGAAATATACGCTTCCTAATTCCTGATTATCTAGGTTATTGGTTGCCTTCCCAATCTAATTTTACCTTTGATATTAAGATGAAAGGTCGTGGTTTGCCTATCCCATCTCGGGATGCTGGTGCCCACTCACTCTTTCAGACTATCCGCTCACACGACGGAACTGGTACTCACCTCCTAGAGGATGTAGTCCATTACAACACCTTTGTAGCACAGAAATTCAATTACACCAAGACCGAGGCATCTCAGTCTAACAGATCTGAATTCCAGGGAGTTCAGGCAAATCAGAGTTATGATAATAACCTTTATTGGGCGCTTCAGGGCGGGCAGAATTGGACGAATGGAACAATTACCGACCCTCTAGTCCCACGTAATGTACAGATCGTAACACCCCTTCAGTCTAAGTTATATAATAATGACGAGTACATCCCCTGCGAGGCGTTAGGCGGTGTTCGTCTTGAACTACAAATGGAGAATTTCTCTCGTGCTATTGAGTATACTACCGGTAGTTTAGGAGTTCAGTTCGATAAGAGTATAGATGCTGTTATGCCAGTTCCCTTAACTATTCTCGAGAATGGTTCATCAAAGGCAGCGGTTGGCGCCCAGACTAAATTAGATATGTTCCTATACGCTGGCGCTGGTTACGTCGCCGGTACTGGTTACGTACAAAACAATCTTTATTCCTTCAGTATTGGTGGAGTGGATTGCGGTTATGTCAAGGTCCTTAACGCCGGTCCCGGTGTTACTGAGGCGGAACTCTTCTGTTTAGGTATGACTGGTGCTACTACATCTACTCGTATCCCTGTAGCAGGTGATCTTATCACTCTGTCTAAACAGGCGCCTGCTGACACCGCTGCCGTTCTTATCTTAAATAATGGCGTCAACGGATCAGGCGACGGATCGGTTGGTAATCACTATCAGAACGTACATCTACCCCTCTGGGATAGTACTCCCGCTGCCCTAGGGACCACGGCAACTGCTATTGGATCCGCGGGCAGTATACTATCTCCTCCAAGTACTACAACCCATTTCGGCGATGGTACTCTCCGTAGTCCATACAGAAATGTATCTAGAAAGGCATCCGCTGCCTATAACCCAGGTGGTTGCCACCCTACTACTATTATGCCTTTCGAGGTTGGTGATCAGATCTACATCTCATACCTTGATGGTGCGAACCCCACAGGCGGTTGCGTGCTCGCTGGTATAGATGAATATGTCTCATCGACCCAGTCAGACACTCCTCGTCTTCTTCTCCGCCCAGATCGCCCAGTTGTAGCAGGAATGGTCGTTGGTGGTCCTGCCCCTGATAAGACTACTCAGGCGCCTTCTCCAAGGGTATGGACTGGTGATTACGGATTTACTCATCTTATGGATGGTATTCAGGTATACGTCAAGGACAGCGAACGTATGGATGGGTATACTCTTACTAACATCCCAACTACTGCTCCTGAGTTTCAGAAACTTCACGACAGCGCAGCGAATACTTGCGATTTCACCATTGCTGATATTCAGTACCAGGCACAGCAGGTTGTTCTCCCAGAAAGTGTACGCGCAGCGGATATGGCGGCGGCGAACTCTGAAAAGGGATTACAGATTGATCTACAGACCATAGAAACCCGTCTTGTTAATCAGGCAGCGATACAGGGTCCAACATCTCAGTTAATCTCTATTCCAAATATTACTCGTGCTTTAAGTGTCCTATCGGTCCCACTAGCACAGACAGAACAGCGTGGTCTTGCTTACAATAGTCTACGTGGTGTACCTGATAATCTCTCGACTTATCAATATGAACTAGGTCAGGCAGGTCTAGTACCGACACGCCCTGTTCCAGTCGAGAAGGCATCTTTAGGTAATCCTCTTGTTCAAGCGTGGGAGGTTAATGAGAAAATGAAGACTATGAGTTCATTCGATTTAGTAGTTTCTAATCTAAATCACGTTGGAATGAATTTCGCTGTGGGTCGGCAGTTTAGTCGCCCAGGGATGTGGTTTGATCTAATGAGAGCGGGTGACCTACTCCTTCGGGGTCAGTATGATTTAGCACAGGCGTCGCCTAAACTTTTTGTACATTTCCTCAATCATATTAGGAGCATCAATATTAATCGGGGAGGTATGGAGATTACTAACTAAATTAATGTGTGTGTGTAATGTTATTTAAAAAAAAAGTAAAAATGAAATTTAATTTAATTTTTTTATTTTTATTTATCAACAATTAAAAATAAAAATGTTATATTATAATAAATGAGCGACGCATCAAAATCGGTTGTCAAACAGCGTGTACGTCTACACCCTAATAACGCACCTTCAGGAGGTGCCTACTCCGCAAGTGCTTTCCCAGCGATTAACTTCGTCATCGGCACCCAGAGAGCATTTTTAGATCCACGAACACTTCGTCTTAATGGTAAACTAACTATTAAGAATAATGCTGGAGCGCCTATTGCCAATGATAATACACAGGCACAATCCGCTACTAATGGTGCTACAATGAATAATTCCATTGGAGTATCTAGTATTTTTGAGGAATGTAACATATCGACACTCAATGGACGCAATTTAGAGACTATTAGAAACTACAATAGGTATTTGTCTACCACAAAACCCCTTATGAACACCTCTATGGACTACAACAATGGTCTTGGTCTTAAAGACCCTATGACTACTGATAAATCCCTCACTAACCAGAAAACTGCTAATGTAGAACACGACTTCTCCATTCCTATTGAATGCGGTATGTTCGAGGGCGGAGGACGCTTTATTAACCTCTCAGAAAAAGGGTTTCACGGACTTCAAATTGATTTCCTTTTAGCACAAAACGCAGCGGTAATACAACCATATTATGCCTACAACCCCGCCAAATCGACCACATCTGCGACTGCGACCTTTAATTATGAAGTTAAGGATCTAACCCTTACATTTGACCTAAAAAGACCAGGTGATAAACTATTCCAGTCTCTTCCAAGCAGTGGTATACTTAACTACAATACTATTAGCACTCTTCATTCTACTCTATTGTCTTCAGATCAGACTATGACTATGCGATTTGGTTCTTCAAATGTCGTATCTGTAACACATAGTATGGTTCCATCTCTTTGGGTTAATAACATCGCTGTTGATAGTTTCCAGAACTTGCCACCACAGATTGGGGTCTCGGCAGCGGGTGCTTCTCAGACTGCTAAAGTCCGATCTGTCCAGTATATGCGGGGTGGTCAACTTTATCCATACAACTTTATGCTTGACAGCGAAAAACAGGCGGATCTCGATAATGTAGGCAATCCTGCTCCTCAGGCGCAGATTATGAAACCTTACCTCAACTCTGTATCATTATATGATAATCGCCGTAATAAACTAAACACAACTACCAATGTAGGTATTTTCACAAGTACTCAACCAGCGGGCAGTGATGCTCTCCCTATTGGTTCTGCTCCTGATCCAAAGACGCTATACGGACTTGGTGTGCCTATGGATACTAATCGTCAAGGTGTTTCTTTTGCGAATGTCGAGTATGCTGTACGCCTACAGAGTGAACTCAATGACACAGATGCTAATGCCTTCTATACCTTTACACGTGTACGCAATGTAGCGCAGTTCAGTCCACAGGGCATCAATGTTGTAGAATAAAGTGTTTAGTGTAAAAGTAATTTAAAAAAAAGTGTAAAAAAAATGTAATTGTAATTTTTTATTTTTAATTTTTAATTTTTATTTATTCAACAATTAAAAATAAAAATGTTATATTATAATAAATGAGTTCTTCAAAGACATCTCTCGGTGACAACGTTTTAGGCGAAACAGATGATAGTCCACCCACTATGGAAGTCCAGTCTTCTGTCGTGGAACCTATTATAGTTACAGACACCCAAGCAAGATGGGTTCTTGAGAATAAGGGTATTCTCTCTCGTGATAGTGTTATTCAGGTCCAGTTAATTGTTCCTGCGGGTACAGAAGGTTTTCTACCCGTAGGCGCTGGCATTTATTCACTTATTAAATCAGCAACACTTCGTATTGGCGCTAGAAGAATTAATTCAATTCAGGATTTAGCATTTTTCAAAAGTATGACACATTCATATGATACTCCAAGTTATAGAACGAATGTGACACGTATACTCAAGGGTATTAATACAACCCTTGTACCAACTAATAGCGCTCCGACTGCTGTAGCGGGTGGGCAGTTTGTCTTTGCCGGCGGTGTTCTCGGGGACGGGGGAGAGGGTGCTCAGGGTATGGACTATCAGACTACTATTCGCAGTGGCGAAACTCTCACTCCTTCATTTAGTCTTAAACTATCAGATCTTTTCCCAGTGCTAGAAGACATTGAGTTGCCCCTATTCCTCCTTAAGGATGAAGTAGCAATTGATCTCACTTTCCGCACACAGACTGCTACTGACGGACCAGGTGGTGTTGGTACTATTTGCTGTTTCCCACAGGGCGCTGCCGGACCTGTCCTCGGCACTTGTAAGATCGATAAACCTAGTCTGCTCCTTTTCCAGGATACTATCTATTATTCTAATGAACGTATGGAGGAAGTCGCTATGGCAGTTAATGCTAAAGAAGGTCTATACCTCAATTATACTGATGTTATTCAGAACGTCGCAGCGCTCCCTGCTCTCCCTCCTATTAATACAGGCACAGAGACCGAAATGTCGACATCACAGAAAGTCAATCAGGTCCCATTATCTGGGTTTAGGGTCAAGAATTTATTCTGGTGCTATAATGTTGTCGATTGGCAACCAAAAACCATTCCTGCTACAGCATATGCTAATTATCGGTACTATAATCCATTTATGGGCAAATATGCTATGTCTGCCTACCTTAAAGATGATACTTGGAATGTTCGCTGTAATGATCTTCTCCTGTTCCCACAACCTGTTACTAGTGCCACATTAAAGGCAGCGGAGGCAGAGGACGTCTATGGTTCACCTGTGTGGTTGAACCAGGCACTATGGTCTTATAACCCTGTGACTACCAAGTCGGGTCTCTATGATATTGATCCTAATACTCAACTTCTACCAGGGCAACCAGACTATAAACTATGGGGTGGGCATATGTCTATGGAAAACGTTGGTGGGCAGATGTCTTTCAGTGCTGTCAATCTCTCAACTGGATGGGGCAATGACAATGATGACTTTGTTGTTATTAACCAGAAACCCATTGAGGTACTTCACACAGACCTACCTGTCCGTGGCGATCGCAATAGGGATAAAAATGTATACTATTTCTCTGAAGTTGTTAAGACTTTTGCTATTCTAGATGGAAAAGCAGTCGTACTTCAGCAACCTGCTGTGTCTGTGTAAATGTATAAATTTTTTACAAAAAAAAAATTGATTTGTTTTTTTGAAATGTAATGTAATGTGTAATATGAGAATGCCTTCTTCTTATCAAAAAAGAGTTAATGAAAACAACTTATTAAAACAAGACGTAGAAAAAATGAAAAGAGAAATTGAAGAATTATGGAAAGCAATTAATATTTTAAATAAATTTATTAAAAATCAATAAATTTAAAATATTAATTAAAATGAAATTGAATTTATACAAATAAATTGAAATAAATTAAATAAAATGGACGACGAAACAATCAAGTGGGTTACTATGGAGAATGATATTGCCAGTGAGAGACATTGTATGTTGGGCGACGGGCATACTGATTATGAGGAATGGTTTGAATACTGCGATTTGAGTGAGGAAGATTTGAAAAAGTATAAAGAATGGTTAGGTTACGAAGACAATACCATAGAGCAAGATTAAAAAAAATTGAAATAAATTTTTTAAATATATATTCTCTC